GGTGGACGTTGTCCACGTAATCACAGTTTGCTGGCCTTTTCGAATTTGCTGCAACGTAGCAAACACAGACACAGCCAACTCAACGGTAGGACGACGACGGCCGATTCCAAGAGTACCCATTGTAAACTCACTTTCAAAAAAGACACACCAAAAACACAAAAGCCACAAGTCACGCAATGGGCGCAGTAGGCGCAACGGAGGACGCGATAAGCTGGTTCAAGCCAGCGACGTCAACTTCGCGCTTTGCGATGAGATACGACGCGCGCTGATACTTCGGCAGCAACACGCCAATCGCTCGCAGCTTCTTAGCACGAGCAAGCACAGTGCCCTTCGATAGCCCAAGCTTGAGCGCCAACTCATCGGTAGACTTGGCGGCAACATACGCTTGCACGAATTCACGATCACCACACGTAGACAGAGCCATCACTCATCTCCTCTTTGTAAAACAAAACACCAAATACAACTAGCACTTCTATATCCAAGATACCACGATAGCTACTTCGTGTCAATAGCCTTCTCGATATTTTCCAAACGTTTCATCTGAATATCGTACCAAGACCAATCGTCAATGGGTAGATACTTCACGTATGTCGCCAGTTCACGCGCATATCGCAATGTTTCGGCGCGATTCGTAATTCCATAGAACTTGCGAGTTTCAGCGCCGTTGATGTACGCAACCATCTCGTCAATAAGATACGACGGTTCGTTGTTCCACCATCGCTGAGCATCAACGCAATAGAGTTTATAGACGTCTCCACGCTTTTCAGTAGGAATGCTTCTAGCGACAGCAGACAGTGTCGTCTTCGGCTCGTCCACATGAAACCAAACTCCACCCATTACATAAAACGTTGGACGGCCAAATCGATTGCGCAATTGCGAGTTAATGCCATGCGTACTTTCGTGAACATGAGTAATCTTGTCACTGTCACGATAAATGCTGATTCCAGGAAGCATAGCGTTGACATCGTCAATTGGACTCACTCCAGATACGGACATTGCAATCATCAATAGGATAGTATTCATTATTCAGTCACCTTACTTTCTTCTGGTTTGTTGAGTGCGTCTTCTAGCTTCTGTTTTCGACGATATGCTGCCATGTGTGCAGCATGTTTGTCCAAGGCGACCTGTTGATCATGCGCTTCCTTTTCCATTGTAATGCGCTGTTGCCTTGCAACATTCACGATACATTGTCCTAAGTTGTCTTCATCTGTCAGAATGATTCTTGCTGTTCGAGGTGGAAATGGATATTCGATAAGAGATACATCAACGACATATTCGCTGCTCTTATTCGAGCATGTCGTAATAGTCACAATTACATCGGTATCGGTAATATCTTCAGCGCGTTTCAGCATTGTTCCAAGATTCATTTCATTACCTTTCTGACAATAGAGTACACTTCCTCAACAAATCTTTCTGCATCACATGCCTTAGCTTCTTCTGCAATGGTATTGTAATGCATCGGTTTTCTCGAATGCGATAATTCGTGCGCTATCAACATCAGCGCCTTTACCTTTGATGCATTCTTCGCGATCCACAAATGAATATCTTTGTGAATTTCATAATACCCCCAGCAGCGTTGTCTTAGGATCGACTTGTAAAATGCATTACGCGAAAAGCAATGTTCCCCGTCTTCATCTGGAAGAACAACAAGATCGTATGTGTCGACATCACTTTCCAAACAGCCGTAAAATGCCGCCAATATTTCACGAGCAGAATGATGTATAACTACTTTCATTTCATTCTATCTCCTGAATGAACAGATTACAAGTACCCCCTTCACCAACAGTAACGATATGCGTTCGATTGCGATGGCCGGAACGCATTTCCTCATGTGTCTCATACTCTTCTTTAGAATGATAGATCGATATCTTCGCCCATGGACACGATATACCCTTTTCTTTCGTGCATGGTCCATAAGGTCCATCGTCTAACTCAAGAACGATGATATCGTTTGGAGAGATCGTTATTGACAGTGGTGCAGTAATCGACGCAAGACTATTAAGTTTCACTTGCATGATTATCTCTCCCACGGTGCTTTAACGTGTTGGCGAACAGCGACTTCAGGCACAATCGGTTCCGGTTCAGGAAGCGCCGGCGCAGGTTCAGGAACGCTTTCAACGATAGGAATCGGCTCGGCTTGCTGTCCAGATGAGTAGAGGTTTTCTTCGATTATATGAAATGTTTCTTCTTCCGTGACAGGATTGACGATATCTTTCATGTGTTCTTCTTGAGTGACAGATTGATCGATAGATTTGACATCTTGTTTAGTCAATGGTTCTGTTGATACAGATTTAGTTACTTGATGTTTATAGTATTCAATTGCTTCATGCAATTCTGGATACTTCTTGACATCGTTCGGTCCAAATCGTTTCTTTTGAAGAACCAGCCCATACTCTTCAAGCTGTTCCCAAGTAACTTGCCCATTGAGTACGCTACGTCGATAAGTCTGGTAGCATCGAGAACACAAGCCGCGCTGACCGGCCTTAGATGCACAGCCCTTCCTCATACACAGATCTAACTTCTTTTCCATTTTCATGTACCTCCAAGAAATCAAGTTATTCTTACCACTAGCTTTTAGTGTATCATAAAGGAAAAGCTTTGTCTATACTAAAAATGAACTTTTTGGTATTTTTTCTGTTAAAACAAGGAACCCCTCATAGTATGTAGAATAAAGGGCGTAAATATGATAATGGAGCCACAATTGACCTTTGGCCTATTAGTCTCTGTCAAAAGTGCATTAGTCACTGTCAAAGCGTATTAGTCACGCCCTTTTTTTGACTTCGTTTGCGGATCAAAATTAGAGCCAAAAAAAGTTAAAAAAATATCATAAAGTATGTAGAATTTGAAGAATATGTCATTTAGGTAAATAAAGGTTGTAGTATAGTATATATCTATATATATATATATTATATATATATTATATATTATTATATTATCATCATTTATTTACAATTTAATTACAATTTTTATGCTATTTGACGTTCTATCTTAGCTATCAAAGAGCAATAAGTCACGGTGTCAAGGGGTCACCACTTTTTCTCACCACCTAAATAGGAGGGTTAGGTCTTAGTTCGGGCTACAAAGGGGTGCCATTTTGACTTTTTGCCAATGTATGGAAGTTAAGTTGTTGGTACCAAAGGACTTAACTGAGGTCAAGGCCGATTTGACTTATTTGACTAATAGAAATATATTGCCATTTTGACAGCACTTAAGTCCTTACGCAGTAAGGAGATGCACTATTTCTAATCGTTTTGACAGAAAAAAAAGTGGGCCGTGACTTATTGTGACCTTTTAATAGTATAAATCCAATGTCAAAAAGTACGTATAATACAAAAAATCGTATTTACAGGAAGAGGTAGTAGTCTATTCTGGTTGTTTGTCGATCCCCCCTTTTAGGTTTCGCTTTGTATCGGTTGAATGGGTCCTTTCGCAAACCTCCCCTGCCACTACGCGCGCGTACTCTATCCCTATACCCGTACAGTATAAGGGAAGACGATCAAATACGACCCGTTTTTGATAATTTGTAACTCGTTTAGGGATATGCACTTACGTAACGAGTGTAGTCAAGTTGATGTCATGCTATGTGGGGGATTACAACCCTCTCCTATCATATATGCTAGGACGCTATCAAATATGCTAGTTTGGCAGTCTACGCTATCATATCCCCTATAACTACTACAACACTATTTCTACCCTACCTATGGTGACGCTCTAGAATCGCTTGTGTTGCGTCCAAATCTAGGTCGATGACTAATAGGTCATTGGTCCAATGGACGCAACAGCGAAGCGTAGACGCACGATTTGAGATATTTCAGGCTTTTCACCCTATTGTCATAGCTCGCGACATGCCAAGCCGATCTGCGTCAACTCTGGACAGCAAAATTATTGCAAGATTTTGTTTGACTTCATTAAATACTGTGATATGATTCATTCAGTGGCAATGATTCAATGCTAGGTGACAATCATGTACACAATACGCAAACACGCTCACCTCTATCACGAAGACAAGACGATACGTTGCACACGCTCACAAGCGATTGCGATAGCGTTTGCTGCTCTGCGTGATGTCGATACAGTTGACATTCTGTTCAATGGACAACACCAATGCACACTGTATAGGTAACACCATGTTCAATAGATATCAACTTGAAGCAGCAAAACGTCTCAGTATTCAGCCAATCCGAGACAATTACTTGGAATGGCGAACCCATTTGCTAGTTGCTATCCGCAATGAAAGGGCAATCGGGTTTCGGCCACGCGGAATGGGACGTAGGGCAATGTTAGCATTCGGTCTTCGGCAACGACGTGAATACTTCAGACTCTTAGGTGAAAGGTGACACCATGAGCGGAACAATCACAAAGAAAACACTGATACAACACCCCATTCTAATCATTAGACTGTTTGGGATTCGGGTACTGTTCAAAGGGCTATTCTCACATGCAACAACATTTTTGGAGTTGGTAGCATGAAACCTCTGATAGAGTGGCCGGAACTAATGGCACTCCATCGACCGGAATGGATGGCGGACCACCATCCGGAATGGATGTTTAGGTATCATCCCGATTGGATGGCAGCCCATCGAATCGAATGGATAGCAGCCCATCGGCCCGACTGGCTGGCATTCTATGACCCGGAATGGATGTTTGCCAACAGGCCGGAACTAATGGCACTCCATCGACCGGAATGGATGGCGGACCACCATCCGGAATGGATGTTTAGTTATCATCGCGATTGGATGGCATATCACCGCCCCGAATGGATGGCGGGATATTATCCCGAATGGATGGCGCATATGCAGCCTATTTGGATGGCAGACCGTTATCCGGAATGGATGGCAGAAAATCACCCGGAATGGATGGCCGACAATCGACCCCTTTGGATGGTTGACCATGACTCTTGATGACATTGTGAAACGACACACCCTTGAATGGTGCAACAATGAAAACAATTTCAAACCTACGCGACTTGGAACCATTCGGCATTGTTCCCCTAACATAGGTATATTACCGGCCCCTATGCGGGCAATCGACCGAATCTTGAAAGGCTTTGAGGTAGCAGTATGAACGACTTTTCTAAGACCTTTGTTGCTTATGACGGCGACCACACAATCAAGGCCACCATTCGCTATGACGACAGGGGCCGGAATGGCCACCAGACCTTTTCGATAACTGGTAGCACACATGACACGTGTGGCTGTATCCACGAGACAATTGCCGCTTTCTTTCCGCATTTGGCCAAATACATCAAATGGCATCTGTTTTCAAGTGATGGGCCATTACACTATGTTGCCAACACGGTATTCCTAGCAGGGGATCAAGATTGTTGGGGCGGGCGCAAGGGCGAAGTAAGAGATTACCGGTACAACGTAATTGTCAACGGCGGGCTTGTATTTGAGTGCGAGCCCTATTGTCTCCCGGACGAAGAAGAAGCTAACCTAATCGCCAAACGGATCGGCGGCGAAGTTGTGCCCGTGCCCTGGCTATTGCATGAGGGCAAAGAGCGAAACTTAGATGCCGCAAGGCATACAGCCGTTTGGCTAGACGCAACAGACGAAGATTTAACAGCACCCGGCTTGGAGGCTAGGCTAAAGGCGAGGTTGCCAAAATTGCTTGAAGAATTTAATTCTGACATGAAAGAACTGTATGAAATTTCCATTGTGCATGAAGAAACACGAAACATCCACGCCATGACAGGGAGAGTTGTTTAATGGCTAGAATATGGGAACGCCACGAATGCACTTACGACAAACTGGAAATAGAATGAAAGGTCAGTTACAATGAATGTCAATTACATCGAATGGCTAGTGCAACAATACTATCCAAAGGCCGAAGTCTATTGCAATGCAATTGAAGTTGGCGGGGAAATCCCGACAAAACTAGCTGAAAGGCTACGATGGAATGGCGTAGACGCACATGTTTATAGCCAGCATGGTGTTGTTTCAACCGTTATCCAATGCAAAGATGGAGTGTAAGCCATGAAGAAATGTACCTTCTTAGTTCCGCTCAAGTACAACACAGGTGACTTTGTGCCGCAATGCGATATCGACGCCGTACGCGAAAAGCTAATGGCAATGTTCAGTGGATTCACTGAGTTGCCGACAGTTAATGGTCGGTATCGATCTATAGGAGAAGATGGAAACGTAAAAGTCTACGAGGACGTTATGATTCCGTTTGTTGTCATTTGCGACAAGGACCAAATGATTGCACTTCGCAACTACGTGCGTCACCTTGCCGTGGTGTTCAAGCAAGAGTGCATGTACTTCGAAACGTGCGACGTTGAAGTTGACTACCTGTTTTAAGGATGGTTGTTTGCCCGCATTATCAGGGCATTTTATATGACAACCACCTGCCCTATCTAGTAAAGAGCTAGCGATAAAACTAGGTAGGGTTGGTAGTTCTCATTGAGGGGTTTCAAACATGAATGAAACATTCACGGAAGTAATCGTGGAAGACATCGTTGCGAATGGATATGCTGTAAGTGATGGCTTTGCCCTTGCAAAGTATCTTCTCAGTAAAGCACGTTCGTTGACAAGATTGACTATCAAGTCTTGCAATCAGTGGATATCCGAAAGAGACGCACAAAGAATCAAAAAACTTCAGCATGATATCAAACAGGAATGCAAGCGTTTTGGAATCGTTCCATACTTCAATGGCGATCCAAGAGGGTGCGTTGTGAAGTTGAAATTGCATATCAAATACGATTCATGGGACGGAGAGCATTATTGTGTTCCAGCAAAAAGGTCATAACATGAAATCAGTAACGATTGACAATGTCATTTCGTTTCATCCGTGTTGGTTACACGAACCGGATGGTCGCGATAGATTGCGAGCGCTCGCCGCTTGCCGAGAGCATTGGACGGCGCTTGATTGCATAGACGATCTTCCGCAACGTGGCGTATCTTCGGCAGATATTCTTTGGTTGATTCTTCGGCCAGAGTTGATTGACGAAGACGTATTGCATTCTTTAGCTTGTGACTTTGCCCAAGCAGCCGTAGATCGTTATTGGACACCGCATTACCCCAAGGATAACCGACCACAAAATGCCATTGACGCAAAGCGAAAATGGTTAAAGAGCAAAACGAAAGATAATTTTTCTGCAATGGAACGTGCGGAACGATATGCAAATAATGCTGCCGCGTCAACTAGCGATTATGCTAGACAGGCAGCATGGTCGGCCGCATCGGCTTCGTCGACGCTGATGTCATACTATGTGACGTCATCGTCGGCCAACCTCGCATCCACTGAAGCAGCATTTTCGGATTACAAAAATATAGCTACTATACGAAAAGAACAGCTTGCACATGTTCGAAACGTGCTCACTAACAAAGGGAAAATGTCATGGACCCGCAAGTTACTTTCTATAATATCTTGTCGGCAATGGAAGCAAACAATCTTGGCGATTATCAAGCGGCATTTGCAGCCCTAGCCAAATGGTTGCAAAATGGCGGATTTCCGCCTTCTGTTCATGGGCTTGGCAACGAAGGTACCGTCAATATGTCGCTAGGGCAATTGCGATACGTGCGACAGCAAATTGCATCAGGTCGTTACGTAATTCAAACTGTCGAGCCAAATACGAATGGTCCATATGAGTTTGTAATCTATAACGAACAAGGTTACATTAAAGAAGTCTACCCGTTACCGATGGAATAAACATGATCCCTATATAAGAGGATGGAGGACATAATGTATTGTGTGCAATGGATTTCTGCGGAGTGGATACTGTTTGCCGTTTGGAATCGTCCGTGTATTGTGCACTCTACGACAAAATACATTGATCGTCGAAAGGACTAAAATGTTTTTGCGATTTTCTACAAAGAAACCAGGAAAGAAACAAATGCCTGAACAAACAAACGTCTTGACATATCGCATCGTGAAGTATTGGGTCGGTTTTCCATCTACAATACAATTAGCGACGCAAGTAGAGTATCAAAGCAAAGAAGAAGCCGAAAAGATTGTAGCTGAAATGACGCAACAATACAAAAGTAGAGTGTTCCTTATTTTGCCAGATCGAAGACAGGAGTTGCTTGACCATGATCGACGAAATATTGAGATATGAAGCCGGTGAATTGCACGACGAAGAAATCAATGCCATGTTTCAGAAAATGATCGATTCTGGACTTGTATGGCTTTTGCAAGGTCATTACGGCCGGACCGCAAGACGACTTATCGCAAATTGTGCTTGTACAGAAGCGGCAACTAAGGAAACGAAACAATGAAGTTCATAGCTAAAGACTCGCGAATGGTTGGACGCTGCCCAGGATGCGGCGGAATCGTTCGTGGAAAGTGTATCGTTTGTCAAATGGAAACGAAACCAATTCTCACGGCCGTTTGTCCTTTGTGCCACAAACGTAAGGGCATAACGCATTTCATGACGATGATCGATAGCGAGGAAACGAAGCATGAGACTTGTTCCAAGTGCAGGCGAAACCGAAGTCCCTACCACAAACCAAGCAGTCGATGGCCTGTCATCCACACAGACAAACGCCGTCGATGCAAAAGTGGTGGCAGCGGTGATTTATTGTCGATTCTCACCGAGACCCAATAGCGACGAATGCGAATCTAATCAACAACAGCTTGCTAGATGCGTTGCGTATTGTGAAAAGAATGGATTCTATGTAGTTGGGTCGTTTTGCGATTCAGCCGTATCAGGTGGCGTTCTGAATCGTCCGGAATTGCAAAAGGCTATCAACTATCTCCATCCTGGATTTCTACTCGTTGCCGACCGTCCCGATCGACTAGCAAGGGATATGGCTATATCGTTGGCTATACGAAAAGAAATTGAAGACAGGGGCGCACGGTTAGTATTCGCAGACGGAAACAATTTCGATACCGCAGAATCGGAATTGCTTGCGAATATCATGTCGGCATTTGCTCAATTTGAGCGTAAGAAGTTTTCCCAACGAACGAAAAACGGGCTGGCAAAGAAACGTCTTGAGGGTGTACGTGTTGGCCGACCGCCGTATGGCTATAAAGTTGTAGACGGAAAAATGTGCGAAAACGAAGATGAACAATGGTTTCTATCGCTCGCCGAAACACTCTATCGTGGCGGCGATTCCTTCAACGATATCGTCAATACACTCAGAAATGCAATACCAAGCCAATCTCAAGGACGTCCCGTTTGTATGCCGCCGTCGATTCAAGTAATCCGAAGATATCTGAGAAAACGCCAAAAAGGCCATTGACTAAGCGTTTTCAGTTTGCTATGATCGATTAGAAGGATACCTGAAATCCCTTGCCATAGAGAAATACAATGCAACCAGGAATCTACATCAAATCATCGGATGGCGAAATGCGGCAGCTATCGGGGCTGAAACACCTCGATTTCTGGACGATCAAGCACGAAATTGGAAACGCCGTTATCGATGTCGTGAATGATGTCCTCACCTCCGTCGAGAGTGAAGACATCACAATTGTTCAGATTTTCGTTGTTCAATAGCGAAAATATCTCGACACTCTTACAACAGGATAATGCCATGTATGACCTGGCGTCGTTAAGCACTCAAGCTATCGTCCGTCCGCCGAGGATTATTTTACTTGGCGTCGAGAAGATTGGAAAGACGACTTTTGGTGCGTCGTTTCCATCGCCGGTTTTGATATCGATGAATAAAGAAGAAGGTTCCGACGAGTTTGCAGTCGCCAAGTTTCCCACGTGCTACTCTTATCAAGACACATTATCGTGTCTGAAAAGTCTAGCAACCGAAGATCACAATCTACAAACTGCAATTATCGATTCCGCGAGCACGTTGGAACCGTTGATTTGGGCGGACATTTGCGACAAGAGCAACAACGCCAAGACGATTGATATTGCTTGTGGCGGCTACGGAAAAGGCTACACTGAAGCGCTGAACTATTGGAACGAAGTGGTCAACTATCTGGATTATCTTCGCAATAATCGCGGAATGGCAACAATCGTTATCGGCCATGTTCGCGTGCGAGTTTTCAATGATCCCAATGGCCCAGCTTACGATCAGTATCAGTTCGACATTCACGAAAAGGCGTCTTCGCTTTTGCTGCGATGGGCCGATTGCATTCTGTTTTGCAATACAAAAGTTATCTCCAAAGATAACGACAAGCACACTCGTGGCATTGATATTACCCCTGGAATGCGTTATCTCTATACGCAAAAACGCCCGGCACATCCTGGTGGCGGTCGTGGAGTGTTTGGCAAGTTACCTTACGAGCTTCCCTTGTCGTATGAAGCTTTTTCCAAAGCAGCATACGGCCAATCATAACCCTTGGAGTTTTCACATGAGTACGCAAGATTTCGCCGCCTTCTTTCAACCCAACTTCAACTGGGACGAAGTGCCCGAACAAGACTTCACCGCATTGCCGCCCGGTAAGTATCCGGTCAGTATCGAAAGCGCCGAGTTAAAGGAAACGAAAGCGGGCGGGGGCCATTACATTAAGATTGTCTTCCTCGTCTTGGATGGTCCATGTAAAGGACGAAAGCTTTACGACAACATCAATGTTCACAACGCCAATGATAAGGCCGTTGCTATTGCAATGGACCACCTCAACAAGCTGCGCCTTGCTTTGCATTTGCCTTCGAATTGGCATACCGGCCCAGCAGGATTGGATATTCTGACAAACGGCATTGTCATTGCGACCGTCAAGGTTGACAAGACCGATCAGAACCAAATCACTGCATTCGCCGCCGTCGGCGATGGGCAACAACAGGGGCAATTGCCGTCCATTCCTGCACCAGCGCCAAGCCTTCCGCAACCCACCACTACCAATACACAACCAAGCCAGACTCAAGGCGTGAAGCCGCCTTGGCAACGATAGTGTCTCCTAGCTCCAGAACGCCTGCATGGATGCGGGCGAATGTGCCATGCATGGCTTATTCGCTCGTGTCCACACCGGAGTCTTTAGTAAAATGATTCGTAATGTTGAGCTTGTCAAAAATTGTAGTGGTGAATCGCACAAAATCTATCGTGCTGGCCCTTGGTACATTCAAGTGCCAAGATCGTCATATTTTCACCATGGATACCGCTCTCGTCCGTGCTTCATAACTAGTGGCGATTACTGGTATCGAATCGAACGATCCGAAGCGGCAATCCGCTTAATGACAGAGAGACTATTCACACCAATAACATCAACGAGAGAAAAGCCATGTCTAGTGAAGGCAATGTAGTTTCTGACCTTGAGTTTTTATGCCGTGCTCTGATTAAGGCAAAATACCACGAAGACGTCGCCAAGCAAGAAAGGATACAGCTTGAAGAGCGAATCGCATCGCTAGTCCCCGGTCCCGAAGTGGGATCGAAGACCCATAAGGTCAATGACAGCATGAAAGTTACGGTTGAACGCGGCTACAACTACAAGGCCGATCTTGATGCAATCGTAGCTGCATTGGCAAGTGACACTGAACCGGAGTTGATTCCAGTCAAAGTGAAGACAACTCGCGAGCTTGACGCCAAAGGATACGAATGGTACAAGGCAAACGACAACGATACCTATGCGAAAATTTGCCAGTATGTGTCAGTGACACCGAAAAAAGTTGCTGTTACAGTCAAAGTATCTTGAGGCAATAAATTATGACTACTCTGGCTGATGTTCTTCCAGAAAATTCAAAGACAATCGATGCCATATACGAACACTACAAAAAGACCGGAGACGCTGAACCGCCAAGGGAATATCTTGGCATGTCTGAAATAGGTGATGAATGTGCCAGAAAGTTATGGTACACTTTTCACCATTGTGCAAAAGAAGACTTCCCAGGCCGACTGTATCGTTTGTTCGAGACAGGCGATCTTGAAGAGATTCGGCTCGTTAAAGACTTACGCGACATAGGTTGCGACGTTAATAGCGTCAACGAACATGGAGAGCAGTTCGGATTCTCTCTTCTTGGTGGTCATTTCAGCGGCCACATGGATGGCTGCGCCCTTGGCATTCCTGAAGCGCCAAAGACTTGGCATGTGCTTGAATTCAAAACGCACAACAACAAATCTTTTGAAAAGCTGAAAAAAAGTGGAGTGCGATTCGCAAAGCCGAAACATTACTGTCAAATGCAATGCTACATGGGCTGCTCTGGAATGAAGCGAGCATTGTATCTTGCAGTCAATAAAGACACGGATGAGATATATTCTGAACGTGTCGAATTTGACAAAGAGGTATTCGATCTTGCAGTAGCATCGGCTCGCGAAATTATTTTCAACACGACGCCACCTGCGCCTATAGCCAGCCGTCCAGATGATTGGCGATGCACATATTGCTGTGCAAGAAGGTTATGCTTCCCGACGCCTGGAACTCCATTGTTGCCAATCGTACAAATATCGTGCAGACAGTGCTGCTATGCAGAAGCAACCGAAGTCGGAATAGGTCAATGGGTCTGCAAAAAAGATTCACGAAGCTTGACTTTTGGCGATCAACGGAACGCTTGTTTTAATTACCTTCCGATTCCGCATCTATTTAGTGGATTCGTGCCAGTCGATTTCTGCGACGATACAATTACAATCCAAGACCCGAAGGGGACGACAGTGATGTATGGAAAAAATGGATTTGACGCAGCTAGCTTGATGAATTTACCATTATCGGCTGCGGTTAATTCCATGGTTCGTGAAGCAAAGAAACAAGAGCCGGACTCGACATTTACGAAATGCTTCACTGACGATTTATATAACAAATACGTCAACGCAGACAATGTGTGGGAAGGTACGATGGAAGACTTTCAAAAAGAATGGATACCAAAGCTTGGAGAACCTATCAATATGGTTCGGGGGTTTGATTATCGACTTGCAGAATTCAGACATGGGTATGCTTTCATAGTCAAAGACAACGCGAAAACGGGAACCTTTTATAGCGATATACCGTTTTAATGTTTACACTTCGACCATATCAGCAAGAAGTTACTGACGCGGTGCATAATTTTATTTGCACCAAGGTGGGAAATCCATGCGTTAGTGTTCCGACTGGTGGCGGAAAGTCCGTAATCATGGCGGCGTTAATCAAGCGATGGCAAGACGAAGCGCCATATGTCAGGGGATGCATTCTAGCCCATCGCAAAGAACTCGTGAAACAGAACTATGACAAACTACGATCCATATCTTCTTCAGCGTCAGATATCGGAATCTATTCGGCCGGTCTTGGATTTCGCGATGAAGATTCACCAATACTCTACGCCTCAATTGATTCTGTGTATAACAAAGCAGGCCGATTCTCAGCATTCGACTTTCTCTTTGTCGATGAAGCACACCGAATCCCATTTAAGGGCGAAGGAAAATATCGAACATTTATTAGCGCATGTAAGAGATTCAATCCGAAAATCCGTATCATTGGATGGACGGCTACGCCTTGGCGTCTTGCCGGAGGGCAATTGTGCCACAAGGATCACATCCTTACAGATTTAGTGTATGACGTAAAGCTTTTAGATTTGATTGACCAGGGTTTTTTATGCCCCGTGCGATCCAAGGACGGAAGTGTCAAAGCCGATCTGTCTGAAGTGAAGTCATACTCCGGTGGCGATTACATCGTATCGTCACTATCGAAAGCCTGCAACAAAGAATCGCTAGTGCAACAGGCTGTGCAAGAATGCGTTCGCATTATCAAAAGCGAACAAAGAAACGCGGTTGTCGTCTATTGCGTTGACGTCGAACACTGCAATTTGGTTTCTCTGGAATTTGCCAAGCATGGCATGACCATTCCGGCTGTTACGAGCAAGACTCCAACAGCCGAACGCGATGCAACGACGCTTGCATTTCGCAATGGAAAAATCGATGGAATTTGTAACGTAAACGTCTTCACAGAGGGATTCGATGTCTCTTCTATTGACTGTATCGTTTTGCTTAGACCTACTCTTTCTACTGGCCTTTTTTCGCAAATGGTGGGCCGTGGATTACGTTTGCACCCTGGAAAGAGAGATTGCCTTGTTCTTGATTTTGCTGGTTGTATTGATGAACATGGGCCTCTTGACTTACTTGGCGGTGCTCATACTGTAATGGCGGTATGTTCCCAGTGTCGTGAATCATTTAGTCGTGCGCTTGGAACATGTCCGCAATGTGGATGGGTGTTGCCAAAGGGAGAGATAGCGAGACTTGAAGACTGCGAGCGAGAACGCCGTATGCATGACGTAAAGGCGTCAAGGCGTTCCATTTTATCGAACGAGCCCGAAGTTATGAAGGTCAATACGATTTATGTTAGTAGACACGTTAAGCCGGGGTTCCCAGATTCAATTCGCATTCAATATCGTTGCGGTCTGCGCATGTTTCATCAGTGGGTCTGCTTGGATCATCCGAATCCAGTAGGAAGAATAGCGCAAAATTGGTGGAAGCAATACACTAGTCGTAATACTGACACGACAGTCAATGAAGCGCTGTGCGATCTGTTCGTATCTGAAAAATTGTTCGAATCCATTAAGACGATTACAGTAAAGAAAAATGGCAAATATTACGACATAGTCGGTTACAATCAAGCAGAAAATACGTGTTCTGCAAATGAATAATTTCAAAGATGCAGCATTGTACTATGCCAGTATTGGGTGGGCCGTCTTCCCAATAAAACCTGGCCAAAAAATGCCTTTGACGCAGCATGGCTGTAAAGACGCCACGACGCTTTGTAGTCGCATCATAGAATGGTGGACTCTTTGGCCAGATGCAAATATTGGGCTCGCCTGCGGCGATCCCAGCGGGGTTGTTGCCATCGATATTGACAACCACGGCGGAAAGTCAAATGGCTTTGAGTCTCTGAAGACGCTTACACCACTACCAAGCACCATCGAGCAGATAACACCGACGGGCGGGGCACACTACATATATCAGAACCCAAGGGAACTGAAGAATCAGAACGGATTCCTACCCGGGGTCGATATTCACGGTACTGGTTACTACATTCTGTTAGCACCATCGATTCATCCGAATGGAGGAACTTATGCTTGGAAAGATAATTGCAGTCCTTGGGAACGTCAAGCAGTTGCTTATCCTGATTTCATGCATCCGAAACCTACGCGTTGCAGTGATAGCGGTGTGGGAGATACACAACAATCCGGAATTACCATACCACAAAAATCACACCCTACAAGTAATGGCGAGCCCTCGATCATTCAGAGAGCTAGTGCATATCTTGAAAGTTGCGACCCAGCAATTCAAGGACAATCCGGCCACTCGAAACTCTTATGGGCGTCGGTTGCGTTGGTCCGTGGATTTCTACTATCAGACAGGGAAGCCTACTCATTGCTTGCTGGAGTCTTCAATCCGCGATGCATTCCACCATGGGATTTAGCAGGCAACAAAACAGACGAAAAGGATTTTCGAAGGAAGATTTCCGAAGCACATAAAGTTCAGCCGCAATTCCCAGATGGTTGGCTACGAGACGCAGAAAGTTACGTCAATGTAGAATCTGCGCCATACATAGACTATCGAGACTTAGTCAAGGATAAGACTCCAAAGGTTAAGCTTAAGCGCGTTGATATCGATATCGAGCGAGAATTTCTATTGCGCCCTTCTGGCTTGTTGGGGGAAATGTGTACATGGCTCAATGCAACGTCAGTGCGACCACAACCTGTCCTTGCCCTGGCAAGCTCATTGACTGCATGTGGTGCTCTATTTGGCAGAAAGATCAAGGATCGTCATGGTACGAGAACAAACATTTACTGCATGGGCATAGCGCCATCGTCGGCCGGAAAGAATCACGCGATCACGCAAATCCGAAAACTAGCAGCGGCAACTGGATTTTCTAGATATATCGGCGGAGCAGACATTGCATCGGATATCTCCATCGAAGAGAGAATGTTTCGCGAGCCGGTGACGCTGTATCTATGGGACGAGATAGGACACTTGCTATCGACGATCAAGTCGCACGTCAATAAAAATTATGCTCAAGTAATTTCTCTGTTGATGCAATACTATTCGTCGTCAGCTAGTATTTATCTTGGTCGCGAATATTCCGATCAAAAGAAACAGAGAATCCTATCGCAGCCATGCTGTTGCATTTATGGCGTTTCTACTCCAACGCGATTTCTAGGTGGAATCTCTCCGGAGGAACTAGAGGATGGATGGCTAAGCCGATGTTTAGTCTTTAGTGCCGATTATCACTCTGGTAAAATCAGAGAAGAAGTAGATAGAGATACCATTCCAGAATCATTGGCGTCAAAATTCAAATGTTGGGTCGAGTGGAGAAGTCCGGCATATCGACAATCGGACATTACGATGTTCGTTGGACCAGATGGCAAACCTTATCCATTTTCGCAGTATTGCGTTCCAACGGAAAAAGAAGCCGAACGAATTTTTATCGACTTTGACAACCAAGCGGAAGTCTACGGCGATAAGCATCAGTCGTTGATTACGTTATGGAGAAAAGCCGAAGAGAACGCAAGACGCATTGCTTTGATTTGTGCTGGAAGCGAATCTTACGACAACCCGGTCATTACGGAACAATGTGCTGACTATGCGACTCGTCTTATTCGTTACATTCTATTGAGTTTTGAAAGAATCATTGCTCCAGAAATTGTGGAATGTCAAATTGACTTCCAAAAACGAAGGATAGTGCATATAATCGAAGATAGCGGAATCTCCGGTTGCGTCCGACGAGACATAACCAGACGCTCGCAATCCATGAAGAAGAGTGACAGAGACGGCTGCGTTAGCGACTTAGTGGAATCAGAAGAAATTATTGGGCAACTCGTCAAAGAATCCAATAAAACCTACATGCGATATTGGACTTCAGAAAATTATGAACAATACGCTAAACACGCTAGTAATACCGATTGAAATACCGTCTCGTGTCCTTTCACCAAATTGCATGATTGGAAGTATCGGCGGAAGATATATGAAGGCCGCTGCTAGCAAAAGACAGCTAGAAGCAGTCAAGGCGCTCGTTGAAGATGAGCAAATCGAAGACTCTCCATGGAACGCAATATCCGTTGAACCCGTTTTCTATTTCGAAACTAAACGGAAGCACGACGATGATAACGCGATGGGGAGTCTGAAATCTGCATATGACGGTATCGTAAAGGCTGGATTAGTCATTGACGACGATAGCGAACATATGCATAAATTGCGTCCTATTTTTTACATGGATCGAAGTTGCCCTAGGGTCGAGCTACACATTAGGAGACTAGCATGACATTGCTTGAGTTGATTCGCAGACACGGTGGAAGAATGACGGCACTTGAACTAACGAAAAGTTGTCGTCGATATCGTCCGATTGAAAAGGCAGAACAAGCCTTAGAGGAAATTTTTGCGACCGGCGAAGATGCTAGATGGGAAGGGAAATATCTGGTTCTTACATCTGCCGATAGCACTCCAGAGCAAAGCGTCACTGACGATCTTTGCGACGTTCGACAAAAAACCGATGATTCGTTTCTGCAAAAGAAATACAAGCAATCTCTTGCTGAAATCTTAGATCGAGATCAGCAAATTGCTGCATTGACTGCTATCAAAAACAAGCCCATACAACACTGCGTCGTAAAGCAGAATACGCAACGATGTCTTGCTGAATCAGTAGCAGTTGTGATTCCGGCGACTGATTGGCATGTTGGAGAAAAAGTATTCAGCGAAGCTACTGGAGGAAAAAACTATTATGACATCAATGAAGCTGCAAAGCGAATAAACAAATTTTATACGTCAGCAATTGAATTGCTGGAATGGCAGCGCCATAGGAATAATGTGTCAGAAATTTGGCATCCTCTTCTTGGCGACCTGATGACAGGGGCAATCCACGACGACTTGCTGGAAAGCAATGAATTGAGCCCCGTAGAAGCGTGTGTGTTCTTACGAGACATGCTATGTGCTGGTATAGACTTCTTGCGCTCCCAGACTGGATTACCTGTGTTTATTCCAACATGCGTAGGAAACCACGGACGAACAACATTAAAGCCGAGAGTCAAAACAAGCTGCCGAAACAGCTATGAATGGCTACTCTACAAAACGCTAGAGAAGATTTATGAGAAAGATGCCGATGTTCATTTCTTTGTCGGAACGGGATACCATAACACGCAAAAGATTATGGATCGGCTTGTTCGATTTCACCATGGTGATTCGCTTCAGTACCAAGGCGGCGTCGGTGGCATTACCATCCCAGTCAATAAAGCCATTGCCCAGTGGGACAAAGTTAGCCCTGTTGACCTCGATGTCTTCGGACACTTCCATCAATTTTTGGAGCATTATCCGAAGTGGGTTGCATGCGGGACTCTGATGGGGTACAGTGAATTTTCTGTTAAGATCAAAGCGGAATTCCAGCACCCTACGCAAACTTTCATTGTTATTAGCAGGCAATTTGGAATTGACCTAGCTAAGCCAATTTATCTCACGGAATCTCAACGCGACAAAACTGCCGTGGAGTAAGCAACATTCGTAAGCAGACAATCACTACTGGTACTATTTACGGCACATTAACCAAAGAGGAACATGTAATGGAAATTTTTGAGACTGGTGCGACACGGGATAGCTCGGATGACAAACTAGACTACGAAGGATTCTTGAGCCCGGCCGTATTGCAGCGATATGCTCAATACCTACATAAACATCGAACACAGGCCGACGGCAAGCAGCGAGATAGCGATAACTGGCAGAAGGGAATCCCAAGGCAGAAATATATGAAGTCGATGTGGCGTCACTTCATGGATACTTGGTTTTATCACCGTGAATTAGTTCCTTCCCCGGACATTCGAACGGGCGAGACGTCAACTCAAGAGGAAGCCTTGTGCGCATTGATTTTCAATGCATCTGGATACCTTTTTGAACTTTTGAAAGGTAAGTAATCATGCCGTACATTAGGCAAAAGGATCGTTGTCTTCTTGAAGAACGTATCCATGCATTCTTCTCGGAAAATGACCTCTATCAGAGGAATTTTACCGCAGGTGAATGGAACTATATCGTAACTCGCATGACGCTTATCGCGATGAAGCCAAGCACTGGATGGGACTATGACTCCATTTCGTCAGCGATTCGCGTCTTGAATGATTCCGCCGCCGAAATGCGACGACGACTGCTCGATCCGTATGAGGACAAAAAGATCGAAGAAAATGGAGATGTATTTTAACAGAATGAAAAATAAGAATGACGCAACAACAAAACGACTGGGACGCGGACGACGATGACGACTATGATCTTGACGAATTCGAATATGAAGACGGGGACGAAGACGATCTTTCTGATTGGAACAATGGCGATTTCTACAAATAGGATACACTTATGAAAGTTGCAATATTTTTTGACGAAGTGAAGCCGCAAGATATCCTTGACGATAGGGATGTCATGCAGCAAGTTGCTATTGTCGTCAATTCACTCAAGGCGCTTGGACACCAATATGTCTTGATTCCATGTACGCTTAATCTGCAAGCAGCAATCGACGCACTTATGCAAAGTGAATCGGATATCGTATTCAATTTGCTCGATACACTGGATAGCAAGGACTGTCTAGCGCACTTGCCGATTGAAGTGTTGGACGGAATGTTGTATCCGCATACTGGACCGACCGGACAAGAGATTGCATACACGACCAACAAGTTTTATGTCCGGAATACGCTTACTGCCAACGGTATCAAAGTTCCTGGCAGTCCTTATGGTTCCGGAATGAAGGACGATGAACTAGTAATCATTAAGGCTATTCAAGCTGACGGCTCTTATGGAATGCATGATACTTCCGTAATGACATTCAAGCAGTTTAGAGAAGATGTTATGCTTACGATGGATGGTTTTTTTGCAGAGCGGTATATTTCCGGGCGCGAAATTACTGTTCCATTTCTGAATGATTCCGTTTATACTCCTGTGGAAATTATCTATGTAAATTACCCACCTGGAAAGCCTAAGATACTCGGACAAGAAGCAAAGTGGAAGGTAGGATCATTCGAGCATTCGCATACAACATCAGAAGTAATGAATGTACTTGATCCGGCAGCTATTGAGGTTAGCGAAATTGCTCGCCAATGCCTAGAAATTTGCAATCTACCTGGATGGGGTCGAATCGATTTTCGCCTTACAGAAAACAATACTCCAAACGTCATTGACGTCAATTGCAATTGCTGCCTAGCGAAAGATGCGTGGTTTATGCAATCGATGGCATTTGAGGGAATGAATATCGATAACGTCATCAAGGCAATACTTGAGCAGAAACAAAGAGGAGTTGCTTAATGAACAAGCTTCGAAATATGCGATGCTATCTTGCTGGTGCCATGGAGAAGGAACCAGACTTAGGACAGGGATGGCGAGAAAAAATCAAGAAGGATTTACGTTCACTTGGAATCATTTGGTTTGACCCTCTCGATAAGCCATACGACGTTGGACAAGAAGATGAAGTATCCTATAAACAAAGAGATAGGGATCGATCCATCGGAAATCTTTTCAGCGTCAAGATTTCCATGGAACCCGTCTGTTCAGCCGACATTAGAATGGTGACTGTCAGCGATTTTATGATTGTAAAGCTAAATCCGAAGGTACCAACCTTCGGAACGCATGACGAGATATCTGTTGCCAATTCACAAAACAAGCCAATCCTTATATGGATCGAAGGTGGACTTAGATGCATTCCGTTTTGGCTGATAGGAAAATTGCCAGTATGGTCTTTTTTTGGCAGCAAAAAAACGCTCGTTCAATATCTTCGATATATTGACGAGTGCGGCATACACGACCAGGAAGGACGATGGATGTTCTATGTATAGGCATCAACAAAATAAGCCCTCTGAAATCTCTCAGAGGGCTTTGGATTTGCCGGGACAGTTACATCTCTTCGAACTATCGATTGACCTTGAACCACAAGGTACAGATCAGTCCAGAGAAGAACGCAGTGACGACCCAAGCAACCTTGATGCTTTTCCTAAGCAAGTCTCTCGATGATTTTAGGCTTCTTATGTCGCTGCGAATCGACGGAGCGCCTTCCCTCTCAATCGCATCCCCGTTGATGGCTCGATCAAGCGATTCTACCTTATCTGCCAATACTTCAAACTTCGTTTCAATCCTTGCCATTGATGCCGTGATTGAAACATGATGGTTATGAAAATCTGTGCGCAGCGCATCAACGGTTGCATCTAAGTTATGGTAATCCATGGCAGTTTACTTCTTTCTTTCAATCAGCGAAAGAACAAAAGCGACACTGTAGTTTCTTGTGGTCTTTCCATCGTAAGTAATATCGAAAGTCGGAAGACGCTTAATTCCAGCGGAGCTGGACAAGTCAGGCTGTTCATCGATATCGACGTAGATAATATCAGCTTTCGATTTGGCAACCGACGCCAGCGATGCCTTAGCGCTCTTGCAAGCAGCACACCATTTTGCGGTATACATTACGACTTGTATATCTGCGCATTTCGTGCTATCGACTTTTGGTGCCGAATCTTGGGTGGCTGTTTGATACAGCAATTGATTGTATTGTTGCATCAATCGTTTCCCTTGCTCTGGATCGATATGTTTGTCTGTTGGCGCTGCGGACACGACAACAGCAACCCACATGTCTGAATATGTCTCAACGGAAACAAATTTAGACTCAATCCAGCCAAAGCCGCCTTGTCCCCATTTCGTTCCCCAGCTATTTGCAATGAGAACCCACCATTTTCCATTAGCTTTCTTCAGCCCACAAGCCGTAACAGCATGACCACCACGCCCAGAGCCACGAGCATAAGAAACATAACCTTCTTTGTCGGTATTGAATCCACTTCCAACCGCAATACCAATTTCAGTAACCCAACCCTGCTTTAATGCAGCGGCAAGATAACCCATCGTATCGCGATCTGGAGAATCATAGACAGCAAGTAGCTTGTAGCCTTCTGCACGCTTCTTCCAATCCTTGGGAAGTGCATGGACGTAATTTGGTTGGTCGACCATCGGGACGACGCCATCGCTTAACAGCGCCTTCATGGCGTCAGACAAATATGCTCCATTCCATCCACCAACTCGAGTTGCAAGATTATTCGGCGACAATTCAATGTCGTTCACGGGACCAAACTGAGCGTATCGAATCGCCTCCATAACAGTACAGGCTGACTGCGCCCAACAAGTCCCATATCCATTCTGATCCTTGATCCGTGTGATTTGTGTACGCAAGTCAACGGTAGGATAATCTTTTTCTTTGAGTGGCTTTAGAATTGCTGAAATTTGCGGAATAGCCGAACCGTGGAACATTACTTTCCCCGGAAGCGTATCGCGCCGCTTCAAACCAGTCGAGTAGCTGCGTCCATTCATGTAGACGCAATCGATATCACTCTTGATATACCCCTTAGCCATCGCAAGAATATCTTCTGACGTTGTCGTGTCAGATAGAGAATTGATTCCTACAACGCGACCGTTGTCATGCCAGATAATTGCTGGCTTGGATTTTCCGCTATCCGTAAGTACCTTCAGCCACTTGTCAACCCATCCCGGGTGATTTGGCGTATCGGCCATAATCGGATCGAGAATCAGCCACGTTCCACCCTGAGAGGCAATGAATACAGCCAGATCGTGACTATGGGCAATGTTCGCAAGCTCCGCCGACGATCCCAGGGCCGTCCAGATGCCTACGGCCGACAAGCTCTTGGCGATTGGAGCAGGCGTAGGCTCGACTGGATTCACGCCAGATTTGAAGCTGTATACGCCATAACCGGAAGCGGCTGCAACAGTGGACAGCAAGCAAGACAAAATGATCTTGCGAAGACGAGTTTTTACGAGAAAGTTCATGTTGTAATCTCCATGTAAAATAGACCCATGGCATCGCTACCATGGGTCTGTTTGAGTACCGACCGTGCAATTGCACTAATTCTTCGACGCCCCGATGGCTGCGATGATTTCCAAAATCGCTTCGATAATGCTCTGGACGTCGTCAGGATCGATACCTTCGACCTTGCCAGCAGCCCAGTTTTTGTATCGGCGACTTCCAGCAATCTTGGCCGTCAACGCATCGCCACTCAGGCCAGTCTTGGCGCAGAAGGCGACGAAAGAACGGGTCTCACTGCAAGCCCGTGTTTTCCCACGAAGCACAGCAAACGGAGCGGCAAGCAACTTGGCAGCAACAGACACATCAGCAACGTCAGCAACTTTCGACATAACACAATCTCCACTAAACAAGTACGTACATGGGTTCAAAACGCTTACTTTCAAAAAGATCACTCGGCTCGGTATGACTATCCGCTAACTTTGGACATGGATCATATCCGGCTTTTCGCATAGCTTTGGCATATGCTTCAGAACATACCGGGGGCCATGGCGATTCGTAGTCATCGCAGCTATTGGGATAAAACCAACCAAGTGTTAATGTGTGCGACAATCCAAGTAACATCAATCGAAACCATCCGTATGGTTGAGAGATAATTTCAACCATATAAACGGAAGCTAGGTAGCGCTTTTTTTTGCTCATCGATCCTCGAAGATACGATACTGCAATTTTTCCAGGAAACTGCCGGACCATATCCTCAAGTGGAACAATTCGATAAGACGAAGCTGTCATCTGAACGCACATGACTCGACCGTTCCATCGAACAATCATTGCGCTATGGCAAATATGATTTCGATTCGTGAAAGCAATGAGCCAAGTTAAAAATGTCCACGGCTTCCACCAGATGCACCTCGGTACAAAGCTCAATAAATCACAATTGCATAAGTATGGCTCAACAAGACTGAACGGCGTCTTTGACAAACTTTTGAATGTGACCATGACTGCATTGTACATTTATTTCTGTGATTTGTCAATTATTTCATCTAACGATTTTATTTCGTCTTCTGTTTTGGATTGCCTGCGCTTTCGAATTGCCAAATCCCTCAATTCAGACTTCTCTGAATCGCTCGCAATATCCCACACTTTCTTTAATTGCGGTACACTTAAATGTGAAGCCATTATTTGCAATGCTGACTGCGTTGACTTCTTATACAAGCCCTTCGCTTTTTGAAATCCTACGGCATTAACAGCTTCACTTATTGCAATGTCATCGCCTTTGCGCATCTTTTTAACTAACTTCCGATTGACATCCTGTTGTTCGGCTTGCTCTCTAGTCTTGCTTCCCGATGGCAGATTTTCCTGCGCGTACTTCTGCGCCTTTTGCATTGCATTCGATTGTGTAATGTATCGCGGAGCAGATGTGAACCCAAAACCAGATTGCAAAAACGACTGTGTCAATCCTTCATCGCTTTCGCGCATCTTGATGAAATTTTGCGCCGAGTACGGAGAAAATGATTTTCCAAGAAACGATGCAGCGTCACTCAGTTGGCGAATCCACGGATCGTCCTCGTTCATGATCTTATTGCCATAGAAGTCCTCGTTCTTGAGCATATCTGCCGTAGTGCTCCACATTGGATGCAATTTATGCAACAATGTCTTTCCGGGCTGAATTGCATACGCAAACAAGTCTTTCGTGTAAAACGGAATCGACAGACGCGCTTCACTTCCATCTGGATTCGCTTCTCCAGTCCTTGGGTAGAAAACATCTTTCAGATTCTTTGGCGGCTCTCCAGTTAGCAGCCAATTCATAACACTGCCAACAATTGAACCAGTTGCAACCATGGCCATGGTGTACGACATCTTATCCGTGAATAAATCACGATCTGGCGATCCAGTCTTAATGTGGGATAGAGTTGCGGCTGATCTGAATGCATCAATAGCTGCTCCGCCAATCTCTCTGAATGTACCCAGATTCCATCCAACAGATCGGACTAAAAGCATTGCCGTATCTTTAACATACTGATTCCAGAACAAGTTATCGTAGCATAATTGCCCCAGTCTATTTTCAACCGAATCCCAACTTCTGGCTAGCCTGTCTCTTATTTGGTCCTCATTCCATCCTTCTTTTACGGCCCTTCTGTATATACCAGAAGCCATCATACCAAATGTTCCAAGTTTAAGCCTTGGCACATATGCTTCAAGGATCGGATATGTGGTCGCCTAAAGCGCAGTGCCAAGTATTTCAAATGGAAGCTTAATACCTTCCTTGACCTTCTCTGTAAAGTCGGTATTATTTTTTAGCTGATACCATGATTCACGTAGAGCTTTAGAAGCATTTAGTCGATACCTAGCGTCCATTGATAGACGCCCACCGGACTCGATGACAGCTTCGCACATTTGACGTAATTCAGAGTTATATCCTCCAAGTGCTCCAGAACGTATCTCTTCTCTAATTTGATTGCCTAACTTAGCCAACGTCATTGGAGCATTATAGGCTGTAAGGATATCCTTCAATCCTTCCGTTACTTCTCCGTGGTTTAGTTTCGATAGGCCATTAGACATTTTGGACGATACAGTATCAAGAGTGGCGAACACTCCATGAAAGGCTGATATCGAAAGATTAGCCATATTCATGGAGTTCCCAGAAAGACGCAAAAAGTTATATGCGCCTTTAATGAAAGAGTTTTCGTTGCATCTAAATCCTGGAGATAATTCATTTTCGAATAATTTCGTCACTCCAGTCGGTGCTGCCCATCGACCAATTACCCTAACGCCAGATTGCTCAACTTGCGTTTCGACTGGTTCCATAACAAGCGACCGATCAAGATGCAGCAATGAGGATAATTCTTCGTGCTTACCTAAAAAATCCTTCCATATTTTTGTCACATTAGGAGCCGCAAATTCCATTTTCTCTGGACTTTGAAGCCATGCCTCCAGCAATACAGCTTCACGCTCTGGCTTGCTTTGTACATACTCTCGATGCTCTTCCGTTGGGTTCATGCCCTCATGCCGCAAAGAAGCTAACCTAGATAACTCTTGCGCTATCTCTGGACGCGAAGACGTTACTCCAATTCCCTTGTGGTCTCCACTCTGTATGTAATCATACAAATCAAAAACCGCGCCAATGTGATGGCTGATTTCATGTGCAAGCGTTGATAATGGCGCTCCGGGATGCATTAAAATTTTTGCATTTTCTTCTATCGTAATAAAACCAAGGACGTCTTTGGGAAGATCAAGACTAGTTGTAATGCTTTTTATGCCAAGCGATCCAGCTATGAGTGACAAATGATCGTAGAGAAGCTTATCGCGATAGTTGGTAATCGTGTATCCTGTTTCCGCCTTGACGACAAATCCAGGGTCATCAATCATCTTGTACCCAGCCGGAAGATAGCTTTCTTTGAGGGATTCTGGAATGAATTTAAGTAATCCACGATCCTTTAGTTCCTTAACTGCATGTGTCCTTGCAACAAACTTATTCATCTGATGCAGCATCAACAAACTATATTCTAGCGGATTGTCAGTAACCAGTTCCATTCCCTCTGCTAAAGCTTCGCGAAGAGTTGGATATTTTCTCTTACGAGTCATGCCAGCAGGATTAAACGATTTACGAATAACCTTTCCTAACGTCACGTCGATATCTGGACTATGCTTATATAGATGCCTCCAATAGTTATCGTAAAATTCCTTAACTCTTCCTGTACCTTCCACTCTTTCGGATGCTGCATCAATTTCTTTGCGCATTATATCTGCTATTGGATCAAGGAATGGCAACAACTGATTTTTGCCTTCCTCATTGCGCATAATAAATTCTTTACGATCAACTGGAGAAATGCTATTAAACGCTGACCTAGTCTCTTCCAGTATAGAAAAGTTCCTCTCATCCCACGCAGCCGCTTGTGCATTCCATTTACGAAGAGTCAGCGCCGCTTCTCTTGTGCCTTCATCTCGAACGGATGGAGCTAGCATTCCGATTGCGTCTTTATATGCATCAGACACCTTCGAAAATCGCCTACGAATTTCTTCGGGATACCTTACTTTGGACAGCCCTTTAGCAATTACAGATTCAGTAATGGGAGCTTCAACTGGAGATTCAACTTTATTAAAGCTTTTGCTGACGTCTTGTTTTGGAGAATCTTCAGCCCATCCGAATTCAACCATGTTCGCAATTTCGTGAGCGCCTTGCTTATGGGATGCATCCTTCTCGTAAGGAAGTCCACCTTTTTCCATTAGCCTATTCTCAACAGATTCATGTGTTGCCCACTTAGTCATTTCACCAGGATCGTTAATGGCAGTAGCGTCAATCCATATTTGATCCTTCGGAATAAAATCATAGACCTTATTGTGTCCACCTTGCGTGAAATCTCTCTTTGATGGGTCTTTGATGCATTGGTTGTTTACTTTTGTTCCATTCACCAAAAAGACTTGTTTGTCGCCAATTGTACCAATAGGAACGCCCCGAATATCATGGTCTTTGTCTACGACGACAGATTCAAGTTTCTCCGGAACTTTCAATTGACCTGCTTGCAATTTAATGTCCCCTACCTCGCCAGTAGTAACACCATATTGCTTTAGCGTATCGTCAGCACGAATAGTCGTTTCGCCCTTTTCTGGAAGCAGAAATTTCTGACGAAGATAAGATTGCTGCGCCGTAAATGTTTTTCCTTCGTCCTCCGGCAGTCCTTGATCTTTCCACTCGTCCGGTGTATATGCCTTCTTGCCAGTAAAATGACGAAGCTGATCGTCAAGACGAAGTTCCTCTGCCAGTTGCTTAGCGCCGCGTCTTCGGGATGCTTCAGAATGACCATCTTCTTCTGGTAGCCCATAGCGCTTCCAGTCGCGACGAGATATTGCAGAACCAGACTTTTCTGATGCGAAAATGGCCGAACGAATTTGCTCAACAGGAACAGCGGTAGTCGCCTTCGATGCTGCTCCAGATGCAGCCATCATGCCCATCATTGGAATGGCTTCAGCGCCGGACACTAACGCTTGCTTACCGATCCCACTCCATGTTTTTTCCGTTGGCGTTCCAGTCAGTCCGGATGCGACTTTCTGACCTCCCTCTGCAATGGCAGTTTGAGCAGTAGAACGAGCACCACCAATTAGTGCATGTTCAGCTATCTCAAGACCAGCCTGAACAAACCTACCCTCTACCTGCTTCCGCAAGGGCTCTGGGACGCGCTGCATTACGTCCTTTGCGCTGGCCTGTAGAAACTTATGCAACGGTCCCGAAAGCTTTGTAGTGAGTCCAGTGGGGTCACGATCAAGCATCCATAGAGCAGCTTCAGCGCCAGACGACGCAGCACCCGCTAGTGTAGCATCGCGCTCACTGAGACCGGCCGCTTGATAGTCTCTTCGTCGATCCGGAAAGGTCTTTGCTGTCCAGTATGCTGCAACGCCAACGGGCCCACCCATCAAATTGGACGCTAGGATATCAGGCACGAACCCAACAGCGCCAGCAGACGCAGACTCCAATACGTTCTGAGGAGTTGTTTCGACTCGGCCACTTTGGGCAGCTTCTAGCTGTTGCAAGAATGGATCATCTTGAATCGTCTTCTCACCACGCATACCAGCATAGATACCTTTCGCTGCGCGTTTCATTCCAGCAACCGAATCCAGTATGGGCCTACCGATTACCCTCTTGACGTTTTCTCCAAATTGCTCTCCATAATCTGAAGTAGCATATGCTTGTTGATAAGAAGTATCACGCATCTTAGCAAGGCGCTGCACTTCTTCTAAAAGCATTTGCTGTTCATATGGATCAGTAATTTCCTTCTGTACGCGCTCTCTTGCTATGTCGCGTACTCCAGAAAGAGGATTAACCAAATCCGCTGCGTATGTTTCGCTAAGATACTGCTTCCTTGCTTCTTGTGATGCATTCGCATTCTTAGCAGCAATCAATACATTACTGTCAAGCTTTCCAATGGACGACTCTACTTCGTCATTTGGATCAATCTTATGCTGCATATCAGCAGATACCTTGCTGACATCTATATTTTTGATGGAATTGAGCACATCAATATCAAGGTCCATTACTATCCCCTATAAAAAAACTATTCCTTGGCGCTCATGCGACCCTGCTTATTTCCCTCTTCAATGTCTTTGAGACGAGCGCTATTCTCGTTAATGAGTGGCTGCAATACTGAAACAGCTTCAAGATACTGACGACGAACAGCAAGAGGCATAGCTGCAACGCTTCCGTACTGATTCGTCATGGTACGAATATACGATTGCGCAAATCCAATTTTTTGCGGAAGCTGCTTATCTTGCTCTGTTACATGCATGCCACCTTGCTGCGCGTGTTCCCACCATTGGCTAGGCGGAGCTTGCTGTTGAGGGCTTGTTTGACTTCCATCAGATGGACCAAACATTGCATCAAGATGTTCCTGTATCTGTTTTGGAGTATACAGAGCATTACCTTTGACGTCTTTCTCTTTCATCAGTTGCAGTCCAGCTTGTGAGCGAACCTTAAAATTCCTATCCTGTTCAGCCCATTTGCGCGCCTGCTCTGTTCCTGCTTTACTCTTTGCGTATGGCCCAACAGTCTTGACCGATCCATCTGGAGCGCGCGTAACGGAACCTTGATTTACTGGATCGACCCATACATCGCCAATGCCCTGGCCATGCGGAAATGGTTGCAGCTTTGGTAGATCAACTGGCTTGACGCCAAAAATCTGCAAGTCAGCATCCTTATCCATGGCAGCAAGATCACCAGCTTCCCATGACTTCGTCCATTCAGCGCCGCTATGAATGTCGGCTTTCAGTTGTTGCGCTCTGGCTATAACTGCCTTCTGTTGTACCGTATATCTCTTTTCGAAATTCTGCGCATCGAATGCCGCCTTCTCTCTTATTTCCTGCATTGCCTGTTGGCCTTCTTCGCGAGCCTTCACGGCCGCTTGGTAAGCCTTTGGATCATTATGATATTGACGCCACAACGCAAGAGACTGTTCTTGGTCAGTCATTTGATTTGCATCACCAACTGGCGCAAAAGGACGGCTCACTTGCCCAATGGACAAATCTTGCTCGTTTTCCGTTCCAGCAGCAAATGTACCGCCAGCCTGTTCCTCTGGAGTCATTCCGTATTTATCAACATATCGACGCTTCAGCGCTTCTTCGGTCACTTGATCTTCGGCCATGTTGTTTTCCTTATAGCGTAGAATATGTTGGCTTCAATACAGACAATGCAGTCTGAAGAACACTAGCATCAACACTTGGAGTATAGTTGTATCCTTGCATAACGGCAAGCTGAGTCTTTAAGTCTGTATCTCTTTGTGTTGTGAGAGCAGCAGATTTACTTCGTTCCAGCCCAGTGGATAACGAAGCGCCAATGGTCGTACCTGACATTCCGAGTCTCGCCAAGTTTTGTTGCATTGACGACTCTTTGGCTGCATAGCTACTTCGAATATCCGCAGCAGCTTGTCCGGAAACACCACGAACAGTAGCCAGTTCCTCTTGGTATTTTTGCAAGTTACTCGCAACGGCAGTTGCGTATTGCTTTTGGTATTCATTGAGCATATTCGTAATGCTTGAATACTGCTCTTTTTCTTGTGCAAAAACATCCTTCCAAGAAGAATACTTTAGATCGTATTCTCTCTTCTGTTCAGCAGTTGCCGCCAAAGACGCTTGCTGCGCTAGTTTCGCAGATTGAACTTGAGCAACAGCCCCAATCTGCGCCGAATAATAACGGTCGATTGCCATAACGATATCCTTTATGTGATTGGTGTATTTAGTTCAGTAACATCACCAGTTGCGGCATTGACCGAAAGCCAGTAATATTCTGCATTACTACTAACAATGGAAAAAGTTTTCGTGTAACTATGAATGACAGTGGAACCACTGTATATTTTTGCCGAAAGAGAAACATTGAATTGCGACCGTTCCGCATCTGTTCTTATTGCCAAGTAAGACAAAATATAATCAGAATGCTGAAAGGTTGCAAGCACGATCTTACCACCCTGTAATCGTCCAGGGTGGTAAACTTCAGATAGTGCATAGCCTGTGCATGGAAAGTAATATGTAATATAATCACTTTCTCCAAATGCACCACTGACGCCAGCGCCATCGCCTACGCTGAATTCACTGTCTTCGATCCATATACTTAAATCCCCAGAAGCAACCGGATCACTCCATGAAAATTCAAATTCAATCATAATCGGCATTTCTGCCGTTACAAATGCGAACGCAGACAATGGACTTTCAAATGGCGATGAATTAACCCAGATCGTCGTGTCGTCATTGATTTGCAAATCGAAATCTTTTCCGTAATAAGAATCACCAACGTCACCATATGAATACAGAAACGACGTCTCACTAGAACCAGAGATAACCCTCACCGTCATCGAGTCACCCGTAGGCGGCGAGGTTGGATACGTTGTAGTCGATCCCGTCGCCATTCCATAATCTACTACCTTGACGTGAACGGTCACATGCTCACCGGCTGCTACCGAAGATGGCGCGTCAATAGTTATGCCGTATGCCGGAACGTATCCAGGTGGCAAGGGGCCAACGAATGCCCATCCATTCACCCATCCTGGCGGATAAGATGGAGTCACTATAATTGCAGGCTTTGCCGTATATGCGCCAGACATTATGTACTTTCAACGTAACAATGATCGGTAGTCCAGGTATTTACAGAAACGTCAAAATTGGCACCATTAGACGTTAATGTTGCTATACCTGAGTAGACATAGGTAATTCGATTTACCGAAATGCCAACAGTGCAAAAAGCAACTATATAATCGTACAAAGTCACAACGGAAGCAAAACGACATTCAACTCCAGTAGCGCACGCAACGGCAGCAAAACCACCATATGTCAAAAATACAGAATTCATATCTATACGAACACCTGAATACACTGCGCCAGTCACTACTATACTGCCAAGTTCTACTGCCGATTCAGTCTCGAATATAGCACCAAAATTTCCACCACTGCATGTTAATCCAGTGCCAGAAATAGAAGACCCTGAATTAACTCGAACATTGATGTAAGAGTTTATAACACAGCACGTAGTGGTGAAAGAACACATAGACCCATTGCTAACACTGACTCCGGTACCTACATTTGTCTTGATCACAATATTTGATATCGTACCAAGTTTTGATCCTACTAAATATATTCCTATTCCATTAGTAGAATTATTTAGCACTGCCTTTATGACTGTTCCAGTACAAGCACAAGCTCCGCTAGCTACACTTGCGCTGGCCGCTACATTCGTGATCGTTATGCGAACATTTCCGGTGTCTACATTAGAGATATAATGACAACCAGTCAAAAGCAAAGGATTCGACCCACCAGTAACGCTGCGAAGAACAATATAATCTCCCACTGCAATATTAGCAACGGAATTCATATTAAGGATATAAGACCATGCGCCACTCGATCCAGAACTACTCTGAACTGACGACACACTTCTAGCGTATGTGTTCGCTCCAGTTATATTTATTCTCGCCCCACATGGATGGTTCGGTGTAATTGTGCTGGTAGTTGTATACGTTCCATCACCAACTGAAATAGTAACAGTCGCAACACTAGAAATCCAAAAGGAACCTAGGTAAGCCAATGCTTTGGCGACAGTCGCCCAAGGATTGCCACTCGTACCATCCCCAGTCGTGTCGTTGCCAGTTGTTGCCACATACAAAGTAGTATTCGCGTCTATTCGATACAGTGGAGGAAGCCCAGACTCTCCAATAAGCGTATCAGTTAACGCCAATCGACGAACCATACCAGATGATATCACTGCCGGTACTATATTAGCCATAATATATCTTACAGGCCGATTGGCGCTTGGAGCGTAATGTCAAGTTCAGTCGTGCTGACAGCCAACCCAATACGAGCCACATACTGGCCAGCAGTCGTCAACGCAGTAGATGTCAATAAGCCAGCCGTAGCATCAAGATAGTAAACACTTCCAGCCGTCAATCCTCCACTTCCACCAGTAATTGCATCCCACTGCGCAGTAGTTGCAACCAAAACACCATCAGTCAATATGTTCGCCGTTCCACTTCCTGCAACAGATACATCGATAACTAATCCTAGAACCTGCACTGTTCCCAATGCATTGGCAGCAGCCTTTTTTACAGTCCCCGCAGCCGACACATAAACCGGAGTTCCGATTACAATAGCTCCAGCTTCACCATTTGTTGCTGCAATAGTATCCACTTCTGTCACGGCAGCATTAAGCGTATCTCCCACCGGCAGATTTTGTACAAGCCCGTCCACAATAACTAATGGTTTTCGCGAAGCCATTATAGTGTCCCTATAAAAGAATTGGTAATGATATTTCGATTTTCATGGTAAGAGTCGTCAGTGCTTTACCTACTCGCAAAGCACAACTTCCAGCAGTGACAGGCGACGATGTGGTTAATAACCCAAGTGTTTCACTCAAAAAATAATCGCTTCCAGCAGTAAGCGTAGTCGATCCAGTTGCCGCCGTCCAGTCAGAGAGTGTAAGTTTTCCAGAAGGCAGAAAAGCACATGCAAAAGTAGCCAATGCATTTTGTGTCGCTAAACCACATACACGTGCTGTTGATAATGCCGAAGCATTTGATAAGCCAATGTGCGATGTAGCTTTAACGTAGACTGGTTGACCAATGGCTACTGTCTCGTCAACTTCTAATGCTTCCTGCTCTCCTATTATATCTACAACGGCATCAACCGATTCAGATAATCCATTCACTACTGACTGAAGCCTGCTTAGCTCTGCGTCAACAGAACCCGTGCTGCCCGATTGCCTTGAAAGAATTGTCTTGATTTGTTGAATAGACCGTCGCATTTCTTCTGGATTGCGCGGATTTGGAATACGCAATGCCATAACACCAGTATCAGTTCTTCCGACAGATTTCAGTTTCGGCCTGCGAATATTGACATATCCGCCAACAACTGGAATCGAGCATAATGTTTCATCTGCAACGTGTCCGTTAAATAATCCATCAACAATAAACAAGGAAGCTCTTATGTCGGATGCACAAAAACGAACCGAAGCAACATCTAACGACGTGTTAATGGCCGGAGCGCGGCTTATCGTTCCGCTTATGATTGACGGGCTAAGCATTTTTTAAGCCTGAGAAAACACCAAAACCCCAGCGGCATTCCACGTCACCGAGAAATCGCCACCGCCTAAAGCTCGTGGCAAAAGACCATCTTCATCAGTATCAATTCTAAACAATGGAACACCATTACTGCCATCATCAAGATACGCGATAATAGACTTGACTGTTTGTCCAGTTTCAAGATTTCCCCAATCAACATTGTCACATTTTATCGCTACATTGCTATTGGTATTGTCGATAGCGACCGTTGGAGTTGAAATAGTCTGGCGAGCATAAGTTGCAACAGAAATTTCAACTAGTCCAGCCGCATTCAACAAAGTTGCATCAGCTTTAGCTGGAGCATATGTAGATGTACTTCTTTCGAGAAGTACCTTCCATGTCCCAGCAACCCACGTCGTGGAAGCAGCAAGAAGCTTTGCAACGCCAGCTTGATACAATATGTTTGCCACTATCGAATCCCCTATTAAATCTGGATGTTAATTACTGGCGCAGACAATGATGAATATGGAGTTTGGTATTTACCCAAAACCTCAACAAATTGCTGTGTGATTCTTGATAGGCCATTCGAATTACCAATGCATTCTGAATATTGTTGAGATATCCTAGCTATCCCACTGGGGCTGCCTAATGTCTCAACGTATTGCTGTGTTACTACTTCTGACATTATCCAACCTTTACGCCAAATTGCGCATCGTTCACAGCAGCAATTAGCCATGCGGCTGACGTAGCTGGATCATTTTCGACAATGCGATTGAATGCCAAATAGCTTCCAGCGCTCAACGTCATATCTGAACCGCCACCATCATCAGTCGTGCTAGACTTACACGGAAATTTAATAGCTACTGACGATGCATCTGTCGCTTTAGCTACAGTATTTATTTGCACACCAGCAATTACGCCAGTAATGCTAGATAGATTTCCGTAGGCATATAAATCTTCATATCCTGAAGTGCCGCACTCAACGTAAGACGTATCGTCATCACACTGCACTTCTGAAACATTTGTGTAATTATCACCAGACAACGGTGTCCATTGAGACGATCCACCCGCGCCAGATGGGCGAATAGTTTCTACTTTCATATCTCCCAAAAGATCATTATTAGCCGATCCGGTTGAATCCAGGAAATACAAATCATCGCAGTAAATGTCGTTTCCATACGCACCACCACGAACTAACGCAAATCCATTATGGTAGGAATTTGATCCAATTTTTGTATTCAGATCGCTTTCATCTATAACTGTTCGTCCATTAAGGCGCACTAAAATGCTTCCAGCCGAAGCATCGCAAGTACACTGAAGTTCAACGTGATACCAATTTCCAGCAAGAAAAACCCCAGCGCTGGACGATACAGAGCCACCATTGTACGACGCCGTTAATACTCCAGTAGGCGAAACGCTCAAGTAAACGCCGAGAGTTGAATTGTCGTATAGAGCAATAAACATTGCACTATTTGCAATGGATGGAATATTGATTGCTACACCAAGAGTTACCGTTGCGTCAACGGTAGAAAAAATCTTGATAATTGAACCAGTTGTAATGTCTAAGCTTTTTCCGGCAGTGCGACCTTCCTTAACGGTAGCGGCATATATTCCCGAATATTTACGGCTGACAATTCCTGTTGGAGCAACAGACGCATCGTTTGTTTCGCCATAGGAATCAAAGCCATCAATAAACAAAAGCATTAAACGATCCTCCTCAATCCACCCTCGCGTATAACGGCCTGTACCTGCTCTATAGCCCAACGACGGCCAAGCTCACCAGTCAATTTTAGCACAAAAGCCTGTCCACGTCCAGAGGGATATACGGTAAAATTTAGTCCTTCGTGCCATAATCCAGTGTCCGCCTGAACGGCCGTCACCGCTCCCTCAAATGTCATGGATGGATACACGGCCCACGTAACTGATCCACTTCCGGAAGCAATTACCGCATCAACAGAAACGATGCTTCCTTCCATCATATCCGGAGCTAATGCAATTGGTCCGCATAAAACATACGAGTTAAACTCAACTCCGCAGTCAGTGGCGGCGTAGTCGTTAAATCGCCTTAGATAGCCATCTCGTCCACCTAAGACAACTCCGTTGTCTTCTACTACAGTCGATCCCACCGTACATGTTGCCGTAGGTTCATGATCGCTTTCAAGAGATATCGGCCAATACGTTTTTCGTCCGTAATCAAACCACCAATGATACCTAGCATTGGCATTAACGGAAGTAAAGAAAATATGAACTCCACGACCTTGAATATCGTACTCAAGAGATATCGTAAGAGTATTTGGGTTAAGATTAAGAAATTCCTTTGGAAGGCTATCGCGTGACATTGACGCCGGTGGAACTTCTCCACTTGCTGACGAATATGGAGTAGACAAATACAATCCATCGGCCGACAAGAAAATTACATTGTTATCCGGAGTCAAACACCAAGCATTCGGCCCGACGATTCCAATGCCACGACTAATCGCATCTAGCTTTCCACCATCACCAGGATCACCGCGCATTCTCCAATATGAATTTCGACATACAATATCAAGATAGTCATCACCATGCGGTATCAGCGCAACGATTGGCTCCCCTGGAACTCCCGCTGGACTTGCCGTACCAGCTATCGCCTCTTCTGCGTCGGCCGTTTCTGGATTATAGTCCCAATCCAGTGGATTGTTATTTCTGGACATATACCAAACATGTGGCGCAATTTCTGCACCAGCTAATACAATCTTTCCTAGATATCTACAAACCAATGGGCAACCCGTTGGTACCTGACCCACGGTGGCTGTCATAATCGATAGCGTATTTGTCAAAGGATCATATACCTTCGGTGCGCGCTCAATGCGATAAGCACATGCGCCAGTGCCCGCATTTTCCGAAAGAGTTACAGACCCCGAGGAAACTGTGCTGATCCGATATGTTCCAGCAATTGCAGTTCCCTCTACGTTCGATATGACAGCCACCATATCAAATGGTAAAATGCTCAGAGCCGTCCAGTCTGAGATAGATATTGCCGTTAATGATGTTCCACTAACTGATCCATCAGTTCCGCTAGCGCACAAATTGCCCCAGTCAGCTATATACAGCTTCTGTCCATCCTGCGCAGAACTTAACCACACATCATCACGCAGTGTAAGAGAAGACGATACTTGAGTCATATGTCTAGCGCTCTGCTCGTAAAATAAATCTCCATCAGCAGACGCTACAACAAATGTACGCAATGGCTGCGTAATAATAGTTTCGTAATATTGCACACGAAATACATTCATTAAACACACGCCGCCAGCAAGATTGCAATCGAGACCGATACCAACGCGAGTACCAGTTTGCGCCCCTAGCGATCCGCTGTAAATTATTGCATCTCCAAAATAGACAACAATGGAGTCTCCGCTAATTTCCGCTGAAAGCCAACTTTCATCTATCGACACAAGCGTTCCAGCAGTCATAGTGGAAACTGTAGACACTCCACCAATGACGCTAGTTACAGTACCAGTGTAAGCTCCAGTCGAACCGGAGATGGTTAATGCAATCGCCACTCCAGCAGTAGCTATATTCGGCGATGTATCATCTAGTCGAAGGTACAGCGTATACGTTCCAGCAAATGACCCACCCCAAGGAATTAACAAAGCTTCGACTATATACGCTTTTGTTGTATCGATATTCAGTTTATCTAACACAGCCGAGCCGTGCTCGATAGTTGTATCGACCTGAGCGCTACTCGCCAAAGAAAGAATCGACGGCATTGCAGTAGCCCATACAGGCAACGACCATGACGACGACATTTCTGTACCGTCAAATACATCAGAATACGATGTAAAACCATCGCCTAAATTGACGGTCATCGTATCTAGAAGCCGAACCGATCCACCAAGATTTTCGATATGCGACTTCACTAATCCAGGTCGAGAACCTCCACGCTCACGCCCTTCAATGGTCGCGGTAGCGCGAACATTCAATGCATCTGGTGTAGTATACTCTGGCTGTTGCCTGTAGGCTGACCTTCTGTTCAGTCCAGCCAGAGGGAATTTAATGTCGATGGCTCGTTGCTTCATAGGAATGACATCTACTCAGCGTATCTAGGCGATAGAGAGACCCTCTTGATACCCGCCCGAAGCAGTCTTGCTGCTTGCGTTGATGGCGTGTACGGCTTCCCTAGCCAGTGGACCGTGAACAACGCAAACGCTACCAGCGGTCATCATGGCGTATCCACTAAGCGATACAGCCGCCTGACCAAACGCTAGATAAGTTGGATCACTACTCCATTGCTGAATCACCAAATTATCTCGGTATTTGTTCGCGGCAACGATAATACTATCAGCTTGCGTTGACGCCCATGCTCCAGAAGCAGCAGGTGTAGATAGTTGTACTTTTTCAGGCATGTTTTATATCCTAGTTATGCAGCGTATCGTAAAGAGGAATGTAATACGCAACTGCACCAATCATAATCTTCAGTGCAGCGTCAGCACCAACGGTATCTGCTCCTGGTGCCGTAGCTGGCACAAGAGCATCACTAACGACACATCCCGCAATACTATCGACCTTTGCGAAACTTGTCATGTTCGCAACGCCAACCAACTCAATCGCCACCGGAACAGTTTGATCTGCACCCAATCGCAAGATCGAATCAACTTCGTTCGCAGTTGTCGTCGCTTCCACTTGAGCAGCAATAACATTGCAAATCCCGCCAGTAGTGCCAGTTCCATCAACGATTGCCAAGACACCAGTAACCCATCCTTGTGTGTTGTTATGCGACAATAGCGCCTTGCCGGAAACACCAGTAATATGCGCATTCGCATTTTGCGTTGCCATATTAGCATTGACCGTAATATGCCCCTGCACGGCATACGCATCATAGCAATTGCCGCCAAGCGTCGTGCTGACAAGAAGCGCCTGAATTTTGTCGTTGGTCGTGTTTGCACTATTGCTGCATCCAATGTAAGCAGCAATGCACGACGTATCCGCCGCCGTTTTATTCGTGGCCGTTTGCACGTTCACGCTGAATGCAATATTGTCCACTAGCGCCGTCTCGACGACTGGAGTACCATAAACACCAACACCAAGCGACGGAGATACATACGACACAGGAGGAGTTGTAATAACCAAGTGACTTGCAGTCCCAATCGCAACGAACGCGCAGGAACTATATGTACCTTCATTCAAATACAAAGTGGTTCCAGTCGAGCCATCTGTATGCTGGAATATGCAACCCTTCTGGTATCCAGCAGTTCCGTCAACGGGAACAGTAGCGCCACTAGCCAGCAATGCACCAGGATCGGTAGAAAGCGGCTCACGGAATTTCAACAGTCGCGCAATGCGATGAATCATGCCAGCACCTCGTTAAACAATTTCGCCTTGGTAATAAATTGGATACGCCGAACCATTACGCCTGCATCGACAAGATGTTCCGCCTTCCCTGCTTGATCCCATTTGTCCATACAGTTGAGCACCTTTCTTCCTATCGCGAGCTATTGCATCCTGCAACAACAAACCAAAAGCATTGAAGTGTGGGCCGTTTGCAGTATCGTTTTTTCTTGCCTCAACTACAGCTAAGCATGATTCGATATACACTTCAGCCATTTGCATCCCACCTAATGCATATGGACGAGCATTAGTCAACGATCCACTGTACGCTTCGTATTCGTAAGACAAGACATATCCACTATCTGGGATCGGAAAAAACAACACTTCCTGGCGCGATCCAGTTGCTTGCGTGCTCGGTTTATATCGAATAGCAGCTACTTTTGGCGCGCCAGGATCATTTCTAAATGCCCTTCTTTCCAAGATATCTGAAACGGCTACGATTTGAATTCGCGTAAGATACGAAACAGACGGGTACTCGAATCCACCGGATATACCACCAAAGTCATCTGGTAGATCATAAATGTAGCTATGTATAATAGTGTACGTACTTGCCGTTGACACTGTAACAGTAACATCAGTAAGCACGACCGCAGTATCGCTAGTCCGAGTAGCCACCGTGTAAATTTGGCCACCGACAGTCAACTGTGCATCAGCGGCCCAAGTCGGCCATACCCCGCCTACTAGCGTCACTACTCCAGCCGCAATAGTAACTGTACCAGTCGCATAAGGCGTCTCAAGAGTCAATGTTGAGGTTGGATGCAGCCACGACCACTCATAGCCTGACGTAAGTGTCGCTTTACCATTTACAATCATCGGACTAGCAGGAGGATAATAAACCCTTCTTACGCCACTCTGGATATATCCATCTATCTCAGTCAATTGTGATGCAGTCCACGCTGTGTTTACTCCTCGCCCATATCCAAGATAAAACCCAACCTCTTGGCGAAGTTCTGGCAATCCGATTGATAAGGACGATTCAGCCATTGATGCACCAATCATAAAAAAACATCACACCCAACCGACAGATAGAAGAGTAGAAGCTATCGGCTGGGGTGACGTATGATACTACAGTTACGACTTCAAACCAGACTGGACTCCACCTTGCAATACCGCAAGGCATAGATGCACCGCCGAATCTCCAGTAATAGTCTGAAGGGCCGTAGCAACACCTATGCCAGCTTCAGCAGAAACAGCAATAAAATTGCCAACACTGGTACTGTAACTGCACACGACGTCGGTCGCTCCAATAGTCGTGGAGACACCGATCCCAAGACGAACCTGACATACACTACCAGGACCATACACCTCAACAAACGTACCGCCGGGCGGCACAAGGTAATCGTCCTTGAGCACACCAGCAAAATGCGCCTTGCAAGCCGAAGCCGTAGTAATGACGCGATTGTATCGACTTGCATCAACTACGGTATCAACACCGTAATCGAAATTGTAGCAAACGCCCTGACCTTTGTAATACTGGACAGCAGACGTTGTCGCATTTTCCAGCCAGAGATACAACAGTTTGTCGTTCTGGCACTTCAGCGGGCTATTGACACTAATATCGGACATTATAAATACCTCGTTACCTTGTTTGCGAAAAAACAGTAAACCAAAGAAAGAACTACGCCTTGTACAGAACACCTTGCTGACGACGATTCGTGCAGCACATCTGCAAACTTGCATCAAGATCGACTCGATACACAAGATGGCGATCACTCAGCATATGCGGGGCAGACAACTGATTCTCCCACCCTTCCAAGACGCCGATGGCGAGCCACTTCCAGTCCAACATATACACAGGATCATCCGATTCATCATCCAGCTTCGGAGCGTAAATTACCGGAGAACTCTTGAAAACGACCCTTCCGCCCTGGCTATCCAGATCGGTACCGAGATTGGTATTTTGCGATTCCAGCAACTCTTCCATGAACAGAAGAGTATCGGCATTGCAGTAGATGCCATTCTTCATCGACCCGATAGTCGGCTGCGCATGAGAAACAACAGATCGGAAGTTGATCTTGTAGAACATACGCCGCATCTTGCGCACCAAGTCTTCCGGCGACACAGTAGCATAACTGCCAGTGTAATTCGCCCATCGCGGATATGTCGTGGAACTGATACCACAAACACCATCAGCGAAGCCAGCAGGATTGCCGCCATTAAATCCTTCGGTCGCGTTCTTCACGACGTACATCTGTAGACCATACGGAGTTTTCGTATCCGTACTATCGGTAGGTTTCGACCACAACTTGCCTTCCAGATACTCGAACCAGCTTACCTGCATGGCCGTGGTACGAGTCTCAATCAAATCGACAATCGAAGCGCCGCCACGTTGAAATGCCGGTTCGCGTTGATCGTAAATGTAATGTGCATTCACGTGACGCGGGGTCGATGTACCCTTGATCATCGTGTCATTGATGGACGACCCATCAGTTTCGTACAACTCCACCGAACGCGCGCTGTGATTGTGGTCAATCTGCACGTCAAATTCCCACGGATTGCCGCCAGCGAAAGCGTGTCGGCGACCTTGCCACATTTCACGCACTGCAACATGATCCGTCAGATCAGTTTGCAAATCGACAAATGCACCACGCTGAATAAGCGTTTGCTGAGTCAAAAGAACAGCGTCGTTAATTTCGTTATATTGCAGACCCATGATTATACCTCAAGACTACTTGTTGAAAAATTTCTCGTCAATCATAGCAGCAATATCCTCGCGGGTAGATTTCTGAGAAATCCCAGCCTGACGATTCGGACGAGAGATATGTTGCTTGCTTCGATCTTCAAGTTCGGACTCTACGCGCTTGCGTTCCGCATTGAGGTAGTCATCCCTGCAAACAGTACGCGCCGCCAAGTCAAACACCTCATCTCTTGACGGGACTTGCTGTCCGGAATTTTTGTATCCAGACATCAACACAGCCATATGTTTGGCTAACTCTTCACGCTTCGCGTATTGGGCACTTCCTGGAGAAAGCTTGCTGTGCGGGCCAACTCCAAGGGATTTTTCGTAGTCTGCACCCAGACCACCAACACGCCGATCAAACCAATCCTCAAGCTCGCGCTGTTCATACTGAGACTGAACATTTGCGACTTGGCTACTCTGAGTCTTAAAAGCGGCAATTTCTTCGCTTTGCTTTGTAATCACATCACGAAACGTCTTGAATACTTTCAGGACGTTGTCGTCATAGTCCTCGGCTTTCAACTCTGGTAAATCCTTGAACACATCTTCCTTGACGACGGGCTGCTTCTGATCTGCCTTTGGCGCAGCCACCGCCTCCAAGCGATCAAGGTATTTGGTTAATGAAACCGCCGTAGGAAATTCACGGGACTCTCGAATTGACATACCAAGACGAACAGCCCTTTCAATGTCTTCATCGCGAAAATCCACTTTGGGAGTTTCTGTTTTTACTGGATCGGGAACGACAGGTTCTTTCGGTTCTTCTGGTTCCGTTTCTGTCTCTTTGATTTCGGGCGTCTCGACAACTGGTTCCCTTACTTCCATATCTTCTGGAACAGTCTTCCTGTTTTCAATAACAGTGTCAACGGCCGAATTCAACTCAGAAATCAATTCATCAGACAATGCCATTACTCTTCTCCTAACAAAATGCACTTCTATCGAAAAAACCACGCAAAGCAAGAAGACGCTTCCGCTGACGAGCAGACGTATAAATCGGATTGCCAGACTTAGTTACTTCAACATGCTCTCCATGCTTCTCAAAAAAGTCAACAAGCTCTTGACGCTGACTAGCGTGAACGCCACTAGCATAGCACTCCAAAGGCCATCCACAATTAACACGTTCCCGTTTTGGCGGGCGACCCTCCACCATTTTTCCCAAGGCAGTGTCGTAATATGCATGGTACGAAGACATGTTTTTTCCTCAGCCTATATTATAACAGATTCACAGAAAAATAGCAATTATTCTTCGCTGGAAGATTGCGCAGTCATGCCAGTGCCCTGCGGTACAGTCGCGTTCGGCTGTTGGGGTTGTTGTTGCGGAGCAACACCTGTTTCTGCTTGAGGCAGTTTGCTGGGTGACTGCGCAGTATTCGCTGCACCAGAATTCAACTGCTCACTAAACATAACCAACTCATCTAATTCTTGGAAGTTGGAATACCTAGCAACCATAGACAGCAATTTTTGCGCATTGAATGTACCGCCAGACTGTTGAATCTGAGGCATCAATGGCAAGATAAAATTCTGTAGTATTGCAGTTAGCTTCTGTAGCATGATCTGAGGAGAATTATCCTGCAACGAATATACATCAACCTTAAAGTCGTACTGTTCCAATTTTCCTTTTCTAGAAGATCGATCCCATTCCTTTAGGATTTGTATTCCATATTGAGGAACCGTCTTAAGAAACTTTCGTTTCTTGACTGGATCGTGCCATTCGTAATATCCAAGCATCTTAAAGATTATAGTCATCGTATCGGTAACGCGATCAGCCATATCTCTAAGCTGCGTGCTAGCTGCTTGACTCAATAATCGATCCTGTCCAATAGTCGGGCTTTGCGGGCTAAGCCCACCAAGCATATCGATATTTCCAGCGATATACGAAAACAATCCTTTACATTCCGTAAAAAGACCTACAGTGTTCGGATCAGCACCGCCAACTGTTAATTTTCTAGGTTCAGCACCGCTGTACCGAATGCCGTCACCATCTGTAGATGATTGAAAGTTTTGAACGTCAGAATCATCGCCTCCGGGAAAACCCAAAACCGTTTTCTGAATCGATCCCTGATGGCCAACTTTTCGAAATAGCGTATTCGACAATTCATGCAAATCGATCCATCCACTAACCGGAGGCAGAGGTAGCAGGTTCCCTGGAATATCATTGAACCACAATTTTGGATACGGCCCATTCTCTGGACCTTTCCACTCAACACACCGGAGAACCTTGTTGCTTTTCACTCCCATAGTCAACAGGACTTGCTCGCGAGGAAGCCAGACATCGCGCAGCCATACGCGCTCACGATATTCATCAGCCGACGAATTCGCAGTCAATTCCTCTGCTCTACGCTCGCCTTCTGGACCGACAACCGAATAAGCATCGGGCTTAAGGTCGCGTCTCTCAGATGGATCGATAAACGACGAATCCATTACCTCTTCATAGTCAAGCCAATATTGATTTCCTTCGTAGTCGATCAAGTCAGGTCGCTTAGCTGACATATCCAAGAAGTAATCATCCCACGAGACCAAATCTACAAACGGCTGACCGTATTCATGGTTTAAGGCCGTACCAACAGAATGCAAGCCAACCTTCACGATACCAAATGGCGCTACTAACGCTTCCTGGACAAGTCTACGCAACGTCGTAGCAAGTCCAATTTCTTCTGGTAATTGATTAAGAGCAAGTTCAAAATTCGAAGCAGCAGGCCGAAGCTCGTTATGCACGGTCGAAATCATAACTTGCGGCGCATGAGCCGCAAGCATACGAACGTAGGTCTGTATGGCAATCGACAGCAGCGGCACTGGACTGCGAACACAAGAGCCACTAGGAGAATAATGATAGCCAGCGATTTGCTGAATTGCTTCTAGTCTCTTGGCTTTGGAAAATTTCAACTCACCCTCAGACCACTTGATCGACGTAACGAGACGACTGATCTGCTTTTCACTCAACGGTAAATCTTTCATTACCAACCATCCCTTTCGGATAAGACTTTAGCGCGATAGCGCTGTTGATTTCTCCAAGCCAAACAACCAATTGGTATTTCTTTCATTGGCGCATCGCGAATAGCTCCGCGCTTTTCATCGGAAACCAATTTCCACGCCAGCGCATCAGCAAAGCAACGATCACCATGATTTGCAACGGCTCCAGTTGGATCGTCACGTACCTTTGAAGCCGAATGAATAATCCTTCCATCGGGGCCAAAACTGTATTCAAGACACTCGCCCAGCGACAATGCGGAATAATTTACACATTCGCCGCTCTCTAGTGCCGCTCGGTATGCTCCAAGAAGTAGTGCTCGCTTCTCTGGAGTTGGAGCCCATCCGGGAACATCAGTCACAGTCTTCGATATCTTCTCTTCGCGTTTTCTGTAATAGAAGTTGTAATATCCTAATTCAAGAAGACGCGACCCGAACTGACGACCGGGACCGAAATGCTCCCATATAAACTTTGCATTAAAAAAGAACCGACCAATGGCTACAGCACATGCTGCAAATTCTTCTGGACGAAGATATGGATTCGCGTATTCAAATACTTTAACCTTCGTTACTTTATTGTATCCTGAGATACACGAATTGCTGGCACCAACACCAGCAGAAACATCGACTCCGGCATAGATTTTGTAATCGCACGATGGCTTATTTTCGGCATTCAAGCAAATCCACAATCGCATCAATCCTTGACTGTTTGGAACGAATCGAATCGGCTCTCCAAGCATCGCATCATATTCCAAATTTCCCACGATGTCAGGTTCGCGCGCATATCGCGAAATGATCGACTGAATCACAGCGGCGTTGAAATACTGAAAGCCAGAACCCAGATAATCAATATCAAGCTCTTGAGCAATTTCTCTTGGGCTAGCAGCGCGTTCGCATTGAAGATCGTACCATGGACTACGAAGTTTTCCATCCAAAACTGGCTTGTAGTTGCTTGGATAATTCTTAGCATCAATCGCATGCAAGCGACAAGAATCAGTGGTGTATAAACCTAATCTCTTCTTAGGATGATCTGACCAATGCAAACGCAAGCGTTTAATCGGCTGCTTGCGAAGATCATAGAAAGCGTTATTTGTTCCATTTGGCGTCGAGTTGAAAATACGACAGTCAGAAGCGTCCCGCGATGCCGACGCCATGCGATGACCGTTAGGTACCGCTGCAAATTCATCAAATAGAATCACGGTACGGCGATCACCACGAGCGACGTTGTCGACAGTCGCTTCGCCGTCCACTACGGAACCGTTCTCTGGATTCTCCAAATGATTTCGAATGCGACAAGTGCTATTGAATCCTCGTGGCATCAACCAAGACGGAAGCGAATGCAGAAGATAGTCAATCTTCCAGAATAGCGTTTTAGGGTTTCCTGGCGCGTCGATCATCTCTTCTTTGCTCGATACAAGCAAAGCGTAGATATCTGGATGAAAAAGCCACGCCCACGTTATCGCAGCCAAGCATAGCCAAGATGCGCCCATGTCTCTGCTTTTTTCAATAAGCAGGTCGTGGTCACCCATCGCATCAACGATATCCCACAACGCCATCTCTTGGTATTTCCAGAGAATGAACGGAACCTTGCGGGAAGTCTTCGATCTAGGGTCTACAGTGTAGCAAAAGGCATCGATAAAAAAGATCGGATCACGCCTACAGGCTTCTTTAATAATTGCAGCACGTTTACTATCTGCCTTCACAGCAGAGAATAATCTTTTGCGCCAGAGAAGATTCTCACGAACCGTCTTAGGAACATGCTTATTAAAAACAGTCTGAGAACGCATCCACACAATCCTTGCTGCAAAAATAATTTATCTTAGAAGGCGCAGAAAACAATACGTGTATTCCAACTCCGCTGGCGCACACGGCCGAATTAGGCGTCCTGATATTGTCTCTTCCTAACGGCTTTCCACACTTATCGCAAGTGCTTACTATCTCAAGTTTCTGAACTGGCTTCTTGACTCTTCTTCGACAAATCCTCTTCATTGTCATATCCAATCTGCGATAAAATCTTGTCAATCTCTTCTATCGATACGACGCAAGCTTCTCTTACTTCTCGCTCTGAATTATCCTCAGAGTCCTTTTCGATTTGATTGTACTTAGACATGAATTCTTTTGGATTGTCTATCGCCTGTACGTACAAAAACCATGCAGCGTTGTTTGGACACTTACATGGCATGATCGACGTTCGCATGAATTCACCGGCAGCGTCAATTGCCCATTGCAAATTCTGACGGTATGTCTGTTTCATATGTTCCATATGAACAGACAATTCGAGCGTTGCTATTCCGCGCCGAAGTGCTGCTACGGTCATGTTGTAAGACGCGGCAACTTCAGCAATGGATCGGCCCGAGCGTATCATCGCCTGAGCGCTAAGCAAGTCTGCGTTCGGGATTGCATCGACTTTTCGTGGTGGCATGGTACCTCCATTATAACAAAAAACTCTCCAGCATACAAGTACGCTGGAGAGCAATGCAGTATCGAAACACTAAGGACTTGACTAGTCGTCGACCACTTGCACAGAGACGGCAGCAGTGCGCGTATTGCCAGTGCTGTCATAGGCGATTGCCACATAGCTGTAGTCGGCAGTCGGATACACTTCCATCGATCCGTTTGTCGGCTTCACTTGGCCGTTAATCTCCAACTTCACGCACGAGGTGGACGTTGTCCACGTAATCACAGTTTGCTGGCCTTTTCGAATTTGCTGCAACGTAGCAAACACAGACACAGCCAACTCAACGGTAGGACGACGACGGCCGATTCCAAGAGTACCCATTGTAAAGTCACTTTCAAAAAAGACACCC